TACATCGCGTCCACCCAAGATAGCAAACGACGCCGTGATTGAGGTTTTGCCGGTTCCGCCTTTTCCGGAAATTACAACTATCTCCTTCATGATGCCGCCCTCCATGACTGATCAGGCAGATAATCAATTATTTTATCCAGCTGTGCCTTTAACTCCGGTACTTCGGGATAAAGCAATTTTCCATGAGAGTAAAGCCGGGCTGTACCACGCCAAATTAATTTACATTTATGGACAAATTAAAAGACATATTTTTTTACCCTATCTATCAACTCATAATTACTACCCCGCGACAGATGGCCAATGATAGATTGAATTCTTTGTTTATAATTTTCAAAATCTATATCACCGCTGCGATATTCATTATCCAGTTTCCTGATATATCGAAGCAATCTCTTCCTCTTTTGACTTTTTATCCTTCGATGAGTTCTATAATTCATATAACCAAGAAATTCAACTCCGGAATCTATTGGCAGTATCCCTGTTTTATTATTTACATTTATGTTTAAATGCGTATTAATATAGTATTTAATATCCGTTAAAATGGATTTTAATTTAGTCTTATCGTCATCAAATATAAGCATATCGTCCATATATCTAATATAGCACCTCATTTTCAATTCATGCTTAACATATTGATCTAATTCATTCAGATAGATATTAGCAAATAACTGAGAAGTTAGATTGCCAATCGGTATCCCAATTTCTGCATCATTAGAATCGATAATATCATCGATCAACCAGATTGTATCATTCCCTATGGTTTTTCTTATTATACGTTTTAAGATGGCATGGTCTATAGAATCAAAATACTTTTTAATATCTATTTTGAGACAATATCGATTCTGAGGCTTCCGGATAAAATATCGACATCTATTAAGCGCTGCATGAGTTCCTTTGCCTGTCCTGCACGCATAACTATCATATATAAACTGACGATCAAATATCGGTTCTATTATATTATGCAGAGCATGCTGTAACACTCTATCATAAAAAGGCAGTGACATTATATGTCGCAGCTTTGGATCATATATATAAAAGTGATTATAATAGCCGGTCCGGTAAGTTCGCCAAATTAATTCATTTTGTAATTCGATAAGTTTCTCTTCATAATTATGAGAAAATAGTAATACGTCATCTCTAAAACGTTTACCTCTACATGCTTTATAATAAGCATTTAACAGATTATCATAATCATATATTTTCGCAAGCAAATCTTTACAGTATTTCATTTCACATCTTTAGTTGAGGAGCGCCGGCTTTCGCAACCTATTTACCGGCGATCCCAGTTAACAATTCGAATATCAGTTCTGGATAATGCTCTGATATTAAATCACATGATAATAATGCCTTGACATTATTATTCTTAAAATTCTAAATATCACAGGCGAACCGGACGCCAATGTTACTGTTCGCGTTCCACGGATAGTTATTCCAATTCGAGCACCGGGAACCGCAATTCGCGCCATTGCTCCAGTTACCGCCAAAACAGCATTACCCATTTTTGATCATACCTCCTATGATACGACCAATTTCACTTACTTTTTCATAGATATACATATATTTCTTATTATTAATATAGTGCATATCATGAGCAAGTCGAATCAACATCCGGTACTGCTCAAGCATTATGTCGGCATCATAATATATCGGTATTTTATTTCTGCTTTTATTAGCCTTTATTACCGTCCTGTAAAGGTCATACAGGCAGTTCTTAATCTGACTCGTCAGAGCGAATTTCTCGCTCTTCGGAAAATGATTAAGAACCGCCTGCTGATGCAATATTAGGTCATATATCTTCTGTGCTAATATAAAGCGATCCTTCAAAACAGACCTCCAGATAACAGATATCAGATACCCTCACAGGCGAACCGGACGCCAATGCTACTGTTCGCGGTCCACGGATCGCTAAGCCAATTCGAGCACCGGGAACCGCAATTCGCGCCACTGCTCCAGCTACCGCCAAAACGCGCAGCGACCAGCCCATAGGTGTCCTGGGTATATAAGGCACCCTTATTCCCGATATTCGCAGACGTGGTCTGATCTTTCCATGACCATATCGTGTCACCCTCGGACTTGTACGACATATCACGACCCCATTGCCATAGCACGCCACAACAATCTTCTGCGCCAATATCGCTCTGGATACGAGAAGCAGCGGTATTAGTATGTCCGCCGGTTGTGCCGGGATCAGCTGAATCGGTGATATTAACTTCCTCCGGCGTCCCGAGCGCCATGTCGCCGAATTCCTGATATGATAACAGCCGTTTTCCCCTGGCGCTGGCCACTTCCTGAGCATTCAGAAATGTACAGGTATAAACACTATTTAACTTCGTAGCGCCGCCCAGCGCCGTCTGAAGCGCCGCGCTCATACTGTTTGCGCCGTCCCAGATCGTGCCTTCATAAATCGATTGTCCGTCGGTATTGGTAAGGTAAATATCATACCACAGATTCAGATGTTTCGATTTTACCATTCCGCCCAACTGGCATTCAGTGTCGCCGGCGATTGCCTTCGCATAACACTGCGGCATATCGTTTAAATGCCAGACCGAATACTGCAATATATCACCGTCCGGCGAATTGTGAAATCCGCCGATCATGCGATATTGAGTAATACTGTTATTGGTCCGCCATGTTGCGTCCGGTGCGCTGGCATTTGCGCTAATGATAAACACCGGCGTATTACTGTCGTCATCACAGATATAAACATAATAGTCCGTCCCGACCGCCTCGGCGCCTGTATCCAGATCAGTTGTAATATCAAGATCCACATCAGTATCAAGCCAGAACACCTCCGTCCCAACCCGGACCGGAAACTTATTCGACCCCTTCACAGTCACCGTCGCGGCGTCTTTGTAAGTAATTAATTTAAGGTGTTTCGGAATATCCATAATCCGGTTCAGGAAATCCTTGTTAAGCGGATAATTGCTATTGTTTTCAAAAAGTGTTTGATTAGACATTTTGTACCTCCTGGATCATGGCTTCCACTTCCGAAACCGTCAATCCGATTTTGAATATTTTTGCCCCTGGGTTCTCTTTTTCTTCCCAGATCGGTTCAAGCGTCTCTCCTTCGTAGCCAATTTCCCCGTAGCCCTCCGGGTAGGTTTGTACATCCTCTACGAGAACCGCTTCAGATATAAGATTGTTCAGAACATTCTCTACTGTCGCCGGCTCAATTTCGCCGCGTTTGGCGGCTTTGACGAGATTAATAGCATCTGTTTTTGAATTAATGTAAGATATCATAACTACCTCCTAATATTTTTATGTTGATGTCGGTGTGCCGCAAATACTTCCGTCGCCGCAATAGGCGCCGGTCTCTCCGCACATTCTGTTGATATGCTGCACGATATTTGTCAGTCGCACATGATACTCCTGTAAAGTAAGTTCGGACTGAACTATATGTTTCACCTTGTTTTCAGGATAAGTATCACTATTTAACCCGACTATTGGATAAGCATTCCAGCCGGAATCATCATAATACCAACCTATTTGACTCTCTTTTGAATTAATCGTCGTCGGTGATCCGAATAAGGGATCTTCATCGATTTCAATTATAAAATGAAAATAGCATGCTCTCCGGACTGGAGGCGGCAGAAAAATTATATCGGGTGTTGCATCATATTGGAATATACCGGCGGATGGATTCATCACGGATGGTCCCGGCGGGCGATGGTCTACAGTCTGGATTTCCGACACTGCAGCATCACACTCGTTCCCGGAATTGTCTATAGCGCTAAATCGTACCTTCACATTTGTGAATTCCGTTTCAATCCCAATATCCGCCACCGCGTCCCAGTAAAATGAATGCTGTTTTCCTACATTATTACAACCCAGCGCCGTCTTGCCGCAGGAACCGCTGTATTCCGACATATCAACCCAGTTGACGCCGCCATCAATGCTATATTGCGCCTTAACCAGGTCGGCGGAATTAATCAAATAGGATTGTAGCGCTACAACAATCTCTACGTAAGCTGCCTTTTGCTCAAAACTTACAATCGAGACTTTTACGTCGGACTCGTTAATCTCAAAATCGAGACTTTTCCCGGTTTTTCCTACTGTCATGATTTCCTCATATTCTCCTTATTTCAGTTATTCCTTAAAAATTATAAGAAAGTAACATAGTATTACCAGCGCCTCGCTGTACTGATACGTTTATAAAATCAGACAAAGCCAGATTATCAGAAAGAATCTTTGTAAAATCCACTTTAGTAAGCAGATCATCAGACAAAGCCAGATTATCAGAAAGAATCTTTGTAAAATCCACTTTAGTAAGTATCAGAAAGAATCTTTGTAAAATCCACTTTAGTAAGCAGATCATCAGACAAAGCCAGATTATCGGAAAGAATCTTTGTAATTTGTTTTATGATAGAATCAGATAGAGATAAATTATCGGAAAGAACCTTCGTAGGGTCTTTAGCTATGCTATCGCCCAAATCCAGAGAATCATTTAATTGAACCATAAAAGCGGAATAAATTGTAAAATATGGGCTCCAATCAGATTCTTCGTTAATATCTTCTATATAAATCCGATAATCCGTACCGGAAGTTAACTCTGTCCCCGGAGTCCAAAGCTTGGAATTCTCATTCAGAAAAACACTATCAATAACTTCTACTCGAGTATCTCCTTGCCAAAGACTCAATTCTTCTATGTGATCTGCCCCATAATCCCAAGTGATAGTATATTGAGTACCCTTCTTCCATTCGGAAACAGATGTCGGATTAGTGATTTCTAAAATATCAGCCATTTTATCCTACGGTAATAGTCCATTCTATGGTTAAGGTATCGACTGATGCTAAAGTTATATCATCCCAAGAAGTAGCATCTGCATATCTCACTGTAAAATTATTACCAGTAGTCTCTATGTTCCATCCTAATTGAGCACCGGTTATTGTCACGGCAAAACCAGTGAAAGTACCTGTAATCTTTATCGAAGTTGCTGTTGGTTTAGAAGAAGAACATATCATTGAATAGAACTCTGGAGCAACTTCTAACATAATCCCATCTTCTCCTATAGGTGGAGTAAACTGATTAACTGAAAAAAGATTATCTAATGCAAAATCAGAATTAACTAAAAAAATATCATTGACTTTCTCTTTAAGATTAGCATGAATTGTATTCTTTTTCCATTCACTAATTTCTACTTTCCCGGTTGCGCCTCTATGAACAATAGTTCGGTATTTACCTACTATTCTCAATCTGTCTTGTTTATTCATAATATTCTCCTTCTCGTTTGGTTTAGTTACATTTTCACAACTGAAAATCATCATTAACATCATCATTAACATCATCATTAAAAAAATCAATTTCTTCATTTCATTCTCCTCTATGAAAAGTTCAGACTCGCCGCACCATAATAAGAATTCCCATCAAAATAAAACGATATTATATCAATTGCATTAGCAGCATTCGATAATGTCGGCGCACCCCCTCCAACCCATTTTACTGTTGTGGGCCACGTTGCAGTCCTACTCCCTGTTTCATCTTGAACTAATACAAGTAATAGATTACAAGGCTTTGTAGGTGCAGTAAAAGTGAATGTCTCATTTTGTGCACCAAATGTAAACTTAAATTTGTTACCACGTTTCCAATCAATAGTCGTTGTCCCGGTGCCAGTTGCAACCTGTTGTGTAAATCCGATTGAATTATTCTGTGCGTCTAATTCACCACCTAATTGAGGTGTAGTGTCTTTTGCAATACTTAGCGTGTCTATATCAGAATCATTTATTCGTTTCCCTAAACCGCCCAGGGCTTTGCCATTAAATACCTGAAAAAGCGCACATCCTTTTGTATCAACATTTTGCGCTACCGCTATTAAAATCCTATTTCCACCGATCGAGTTGGCTGCAATTGTTGTCATTTGTAATTCTGTCTCAGATACCTCAGTATCTAAGAATATATATGTTATTGCAACCATATTTCCTGTGTTACCAGCGCTTATATTATAAACCGTTCCATTTGATAATTTAATATCACCCGAAGTCCAATATACTGTATCATGGTCAATTGCATTCAATGTACCGTTACCACCGGCATCAGTTCCGGTTGCTGTGAATATAATTCCAACGGTATTAGCCGAAGCACCAATAGTAGTGAAATCAGAAGTACCGACTGTTACTATTTTATACCCGCAACCAACAACCAATGAACCATCGTTCACAGTAGCGGGATTAATAGCGGTAAATTGCAAATTATGTGTCCAGCCTGTAATAGCAGCTGTAATTTTATGTGGATTGTTTGTATCATTTATATGCTCCACTACCTCCGGCGGTGCCTGGGCGTATGGTAATGGTGTACCGTCATTTTTATCGATCTTTAAAAGACCCGCTACTGATATACATTTATCTATACGTTCGCTCATAATTATATCGCTGATTTAGTTACGACGACTGCTTTCATCGTTGAAACACCCGAGGCGTTCTCGTTACTTAATCCAACTACCACCTGATATTTTCCATTTGCGTATGATGAAATATCAATTACTAAATTAATCTCATCCCAGCTTGTATTTATTGTGTCCACTTTTACTTCTTCCAATCCAGGAATCTTTAGATATGTCCATGCTTTATATGATGCATTGTTTGTTTTCGTAACACATCGCAATCTTAAATATTTATCTGATGATCCTTTGTAAAATGTCCTTCTATATTTGTCCTGATAGATTGCACCGGTTACTGTATGTTCAAGGGGAAGTTCATCTATATCGGCATCAGCGGCAGCGATTTCTTGGTCTGCAATTATTTCTTGAACAAATTGTATTTCCGTTGTTCCAGAAATCATTTGAAAATTTCTTGCAACCTGATAAGCGAGATTTTTAATTGCTTTAATCAAATTAGTAGGATTAGCCTCCGCTAAAGTGGTGCCTTCCCAATCAAAAGCCCCGATTGCCTGATCCAAAGCATCGATACTCGCTGTCACTGTTTCTAAATCGGTTACGACATTTTCATCGGTGTATTCACGATTTCCAATATTCGCCTGATCCGCCTTTAGCGCAAGTTCATTATATATCTTATCAGCGCTATAGAGTTTCGTCGTATCGCCATTACCAGCGGTATCGTCTATATCCACCTCGAGGCTGCCGTCAACATTCTGCTTCAATCCCGTGCCCGCTACATCAGCCGCTATCTTGGTCTTATCAATACCACCGTTTTTGACTTTCAAAGTGCTGTCAAATTCAATCGTGGAGTTATCCACGTCGGACTGAACAAGTGTATCATAGCCCTCGATCTTGACATTATTTAGTTCGTCAGGTTCAGTCAATCCGGTGCCGAAATCAACCTTGATCTGATACACGCCCGTCGGTATATCACTTATCTCGATCTGATATGTGCCATCGCTATTATTTATGATCCCTGCATTCAGATCTTTGAGTTTCGCGGCACCGGCGCCGGTTGACCACAACTCTACCGCAGTTGGATTCGTGACCGGAACTTTATAGCCCAACGTATTTGTTTGCTCGAGTAAAAATGTTTTATACATAGCCATCTTAGCCTCCTATAATGTTTCATTGCCAATCGGCATTTCAAATAGTATATGTGCTGCATACCAGTCATCCGGATTCGGATAGTCACCCATCAAGCGTTTGCCTCTCAGCTTCAATATACAATCATCCCTCTGTAACACCGGATTTGGTTTCTGAAAATCTTTGATTAGCACTTCAAAATAGCGTTTTCCTATCTTTTGATATTTTAATTTTTTTGAATTAACAAAACCGATAATATCGTCAACCTGTGCCTGAGTCAGATTCACCCATTTATATTCCGCAACCAAACGAAATCCAAATAGCTTCTCCTCTGTTTCACGGTCGAAATTATCCTTCTGTATTGTCTCCCGCTCGGCATCGAGAGTCAGATCAGCCGGCATCGGTAAAGTCAGGTCTGTCGTGCCATATCTGACAATCGGCTCACTATTTATTAATATTCCCACTATCTATACCACTTCCTATAATTTTCATTCTTCTTCATACACATAACGATCGTCGTATTCTCATCCACAAAATCAAATGTCACCGCCTGCCCGATCGTGTAATTATTATACATTACATCCGCCATAATCGTGATCCCAAATGTATCACCGATCTCACGAGCGAAAAACTCTATTTTGGTCTTAATATATTCACCGCTCTGTTCCTGATAATACTTCCTGATATTGCCTTTCAGGATGTCCGACAATATCACCGAATCGGAAATCTCTTTATCAAAACTACGATAGATAGTTTCTTCTTGAATATCGATGATTTTAGACCGCCAGGGCGCAATATCAACCGTCGTATAGACCGCCTCCCTGGGATAGAAATGCAGCGTCGGCAGGCTCTTATTCATCTCTTTTGTAACCCACCATAGTCCATTACTTAGGATCGCCATGTCCCGGACAATATCGATGCATTTCGGATTGGTGTAGCGGTAATGAATACTATTAAGAGCGCTATCAAATCGCCCAACCGACCAATTATAAGCCGTTAAAGTCGCGCCGCCCCATATAACGTTTTCCCAAACTTCTCTGATAATAAAAAACGGTTTGCCTTTAAAATCTTTCAATCCTTGTATTTCAATAGGAGGTGATCCAACATTATACCCATAAATATCTCTATAGTCATCATACATTTCTTGATATAATCCATCGGGATATGTCTCATTCATGTCTGGCAACATATTATAAGGTATATCAGCATCTTTTTCGGTATATCCATCTAATGTATCCTTGAAAGTAATAGTATTGGTATTAGTATTTATTTCGTATATTTTATACCCATAATTTGCTGTATTTCCAGATGGATAGATATATTGAACAATAAAATATAACTTGCCGTCTTTTTGATATAAATTGCTTTCTAAATCTGTTCTTACACCCGATTTAATTTGAGGTATACGAAAATATTCCCCATCTAACTGCTTCATTATATAGTGCGCTGTCGTTCCATACCTACTATATGGCGTATTTGAAAATGCATCCGCACTCGCAAAATCGGGAACAAATAATCTCCTGACATGACGCGTTCCGCCGATCTCGTTAAAATTCGTTTCGAATAATGTGTTAGATAGCGCCTTGTTAATCGGAACACCATTCACAGATGTGATCACATTATGCGTATATTCACCTTCATCGTCGGTTTCAAATTGTCCATACGGTAAACAGTCCTTTAGTTGTATTCCATAATTGAGTACAAATACCTCAAGGTAGTAGTTTTTCGGCATACGCTTGATATTATCGACAATCCCGGCAAAGCGTATCTCGTCGCCCTGCTTATTGTAAATGATCACTTCGTCGCCCCGCGCCATGCTGTCAAAGGTCCCCTCGAAATTATTCAATTCTAATTTCAGGCTGGGAATCTCCCAGGAAAACGGATAGTTCTGTTCCGTGCTGATCTTGGCGCCCTCCAGCGGGTGCTTTTCACTCCATCTCCTCAGATCCTTTAACTGCCAGGTCGCCATCAGGTCACTTTCCTTTCAAGCCGGTTCGCCGCCGGTATGATCTGATCTTCATAAAACTTCTGCGCGTCTACATTCGACGTGATTTTCACCTGTGGCGGCTGATTTACCTTCTCGGCAATAGTATCTAAGCGTCTCTCAAGACGTTCAAAATCATAATCCGGACCGCCCTGAACAATAATCGTCCGGGGCTGCATGAGATTGCCGAGATTGTAGCCTCTTTGTAATGCGGAGCGCAGCGCGAGGAGTTCCGGGAGGTTCTGGTGGGTAATACTGGATTCGAAAACCACCTCGCGCTTATGTGTTACGCCCGCAATCTGAGACGGATCGCCGTCTCCGGTGTACCCGCCAGTTTGAAATCCTGCCAGTGTTCCGATAGATGACAGGTTGCCACTGAATATGAACTTGCCCAGCGATGCGCCGGTCCCGCCGGTAACTACACTGAACAGCGCCCACACCGCCGCCTTGGCCAGTATTTCCGCTGCGATCTGCTGTATCATTTGACTTACCACGTCACCCCAGGCTTTGATTGCCGATTTGCCCTGCTGCCACTGCGTCACCAGGGCGTCGGCAAAACGGTTCGATAATTGATTAGCCAGGTCAACCGCCGCTTCCTGCTGTGCCAGCGTCCGCTTTTGCTCATCGGTAAGTTTCTTTTGCTCTTCCTTTTGCTTCTCGATCAAGCCGGCGATTTTATCTTCAATTATTAATATCTGTAATTTCTGCTCCAGGTCGGTTTCATCCAGACCGTTCTTGACTTCCGTCCAGAATTTTATCTCGCTCTGTATCCCACCCCGTTCAGCCAATATGCGATTAATCTCAAACTGCGCCTTGGCCTCAGCCTCAGTAAGTTTAACTTTTTCATCGCCATCAGACGGCGGAGGCGGGGTCTCAGGCGGTTCAACTCCTCCAAATTCAAGCGCTTTCTTATAAGCCCTGTCATAACTCTGCTGGAGCAGATCGATCTGCTGCTTGAGTTCTGCCATACGATCTTTAATATGTTTAGCGGCTGCAGCACCGCTGACAGTCTGTTCCTTGTTAATCTTGAATGTGGTATAGATGCCTTTATTGTAATTATCCAGGGCAGTCTGATACCCTTCCATCTTTACAGCAATATCGGCGATTTGATCTTTGAATTGAGTTGCTGTTGCTAATGCTATTTGTTGTCGGTAATAATCTTCAAGTTTCGTCCTGGCATCACTGATCTTCTGGGCAATATCCCTATATCCATCTTTTTCCTTGTCAAGGTTGCTGAGGTAATTGGGGTATTTTGATTTTAAGTCATCGATCAATGAGTTCCTGGCCCGCATCTCTTCGGCGCTGAGTTTTTCTTTTGAGGCAAGTTTTAATAACGAATCAGCCAGGCGATCGAATTCAATCCGCGCTATCTGGCTTTTTGATTTTATACGCGTGAGTGCATCGCTTTCTTCTTTTGTAGAAGATATCAAATCTGTCAATAACCGCGCAGCCGGACCGAGTCCCTTCTTGATCCAGTTACCCATTTTTTCGAGGTTATCGCCAATTGCATTAGTCAGTTGTTTGAATGCCGCCGCGTCCGTCTGTCCGACCGCCTCAGCCATACCGCCGGCGTTTTCTTCGAGTATCTTAATGACCAGCGATGCCTTTTCCATATCAGTTGTGGCGGCTTTGAGTTCGTCTTCATATTTGCGAACGGATATACCCGCCTGCTTCAATCTACCAGCCTGTCCTTCCATTGCCATACCAACGAGTTTAGCGGCGTTCTCCAGACCGATCTGTTCACCGGTGGTTTTGGATGTCATCGTGGCAATGTCCTGCATCAGTGGCGTCATCTTCTTGATCGTCGCTACTTCAAGGTCGAAGGTTCCCAGCATAGCCATAGCCGACAGCGTTTCTTCATCACCGAATTTAGTGATCCGCTGCCGCTCGGCTGCAAGACGTTTCAATGCGGCGATGTTTTCTTCCGTTGCCCGTCCATGTATCCGTAAAGCCGCCGTCAGACGCGCCTCTGCTTCTTCCTGGGCGTTGGATTTCGTAATCGCCGATTTTATTGTTGTGGTTAACAACCGGTACACCCCATAAACACCGCCAATCATCAGAGTAAGTTTTTTCAGCGTTGATCCAAATGCCTTTGTCGTTGCATCCAGTTTCCGGCTTCCGGCTTCCGTTTTCCGTTGCTCACTATCGTACTTACGCAGTTCCGCCGCAGCGTCTTTGCCCTGCACAACTAATTGCAATATGAGTTCACCGATTTTCACTTTTCACGTCTCACGATTCACGTTCCTAATGCTATCCAACACAGCGCGTCATAATACTTCACCTTCAAAGCCTTGTCTCTCTTCATGATATCCCCGTTCGAGATGATCCAAACAATTCGCTCAGGCGTAAGCGGGGGGCCCTCTTTTTTTTCGGCGTCTCTGTCAGGTACGATCCGATTCCGGCGAAGGTGTTCATTAACCCGATCTTGATCTTCGGATAATAGAAAAAAAAACCATCATAGATTTCTCTGATGTATTCCGGTGGCATCCGTTTGATATCATCGATCGTTAACTCACAATTAACCGGCTTTAAAAGCGTCTTTAAAAGCGGATAAATCAATTCTTGTTCCACCAAGTCATTGAATAGACTTTTAAGATTGCAATTCAGCAAATCTTCGATGCTTGTCACATCGTAATTGGCGAATATTTTCAGCACTTCGATTGTCTGCTCGAGATCCAATCTATCCAATTGTGCTGTGATCTTCTTATCGCCGTTTGTCCATGAAAAATTAAATTGCTTTGACATAAAAACCTCCCTTATTGAAAAGAGCCGGAGCCCGTCGTCCGGATTCCGGCTCCCGTACCTGCTTTAAGTCGGCTGAAAAACCCTCAAATAACTATCACGGTCCGGACCCGCAGCAGAAATTCATCAATCCCCTGCGTCCGAGATATGAATTCATTAAACGCTTTCTTTGAATACGCCACACCATTTTTCATTTTACCGTCTTTTTTCCGCAGCGGATCAAAGGATTCGCCCAAGATCGTACAGCCCAGGGAATTGTCTTCCCAGTTGCCCCAATGGATCAGAATATGCGTTCTGCCCTTGACATTCGTAACCTCAAAGGTATTGCCGTACTTTGGCGAATTCACCCGGCGGCAGATGTAATCGCCATCCGGATAGATATAATCATTGTTCTCGACAGTCACGCAAAAGGGAACGCCTTCGTCTTTCAATACGCCGAATATACCGTCCGGCGTGTCCGCGAGCCGGTGCAGCTGCATCTCTTTCATTATTTTGTCTCCTTATTATCGGAGCGCAAGCCGGTGATAAAAAAGGTAATCGCATTAGAAATCGACTTAACGATCAATACCGTGACGCATTTCAATGCAAGTTTCAATACGCCCTCGACAAACATAATCAATAGCGGTTCAAGAGTGCTTTCATAGACAATCCCAACCCAACTATTATTTAATTTGTGAGTAACTTTAACACCGGCATTATAAGCCATCCTCTTAGTTGTAGCGTCCACCCGTGGCTCCAATAATTCAATACTGTCATCAGCCTTATTGATCAGTTTTGTAATCCAATCTTTAATGCCCGTCTTTTTCATTATGAAACCAATTATCATACTGATAATAGCAACAAATCCACCGGTCTGCAAACCGGTCATGTTTCCAACTAAATTAATAATTCCTAACATAATAACCTCTCTAAATAAATCGAATTGAAATACTAACGCTAAACATGGTGATCATCAAACCCGTCAACCAGATCAAGATTTTGACCCAGCGCCGGTTCGCCGCTACCCGGCTGTAAATTCCTGTATCAGGATCAAGTAATTTCTTTTCTATATTTTCAACTCGCTCTGAGATAGACTGAATGCCCTTGATCGTAACGATCTGCAGACCTTTTTGAGTCATCTCTTTCGCCAGCTTTTCAGGATCCATATTGAATATTTCGCCGTTCATTTTTATTGCCCGCAGTAAAATATATTACCACAATAAGCGCCCTGATAACCGCTGTAGATCCAGCGGTATCTCCAGATATGCGCATAATATAATCCGTACATCGTGAACCTCTATAGATTATAGGTTATTGCGATTATGTCCGTTGCGGTAGTGCCAGTCTTGTAAACTTTGCTGACCTTTTCAAACAAGTATGAACCCGACGGCACATTTTTGAATGTCAGGCCCGTTCCGCCGCCTTCCAGGTCAACTTTTACATCGCCGCCAACGCCGATATACAGCCGTTTGCAGCGCTGGATAGTAGCATCGTTCACCGATATATCCACCGCCGCGCCGGCGCCGCCGGGGCCGAGCATATTAATCGCGCCTAATTCGCCATGTTCATTCAGACTGCCTTTCCCTGGCATCATTCACCTCCGCTTTTTTTCTTCGGTTTCTGCTCGCCGGACTTCGGTTTTTTTTTGACCTTTTTCCAGCCGTAGAATTCCCGCCGGGCAACTTCCGATTCCGAAAAGGATTCAATTTTGCCGCTGACGGATTTCATCCTGATCATCTTCTCAGACATCACTCCTCCTAAGCAGCATTATCACTAAGCGTAAAAAGGCTCGCAAGTGTGTCGCCCTCGATGGTTTTAGACGCTTTGATGACAGTCTTATTCCCCTCGATATCCGCCCAGATTTGCTGTGCGTCCGCGATAGTCAACAGCATCCCCGTACCGTTTGCGCCGCCCTTGGAAGTAGTCAGGATCAAGTCAACACCGTCGTCAATGTTACTAATGTCTGTATCATCAATTTCATTGATCGGTAGACTGAATTCCAGTTTCGTCGCTTTGACAAACTCAATCTTTTTCTTGTTTACCAACTCCATCGTTTCAACTTTTTTGATAATATTTAAAACCGCTTTGACATGAGTCGACAGGTCGAGATTAAGTTTATCAACAGGCGCTACATCATCTCCGTCGGTAATGTTGATATTCAGCGGTCCGTAAAATACTTTTGTTTTTGCTATGGATCTTGCAGCCATAACAGCCTCCTATACGTTATCGGCGATGGTTATAATGTCACTCAGGCTGTCGCCTTCGGCAGTCTTACGGGCGATAATCTTGGTCTTAAAACCCTCTGCCTCGGCGTAAACAATGTCGCAATCCGACATTGTAGCGGTGATCCCCGTGCCGTTGGCGCCGCCCTTGGAAGATGCAATCACAATCTCATCGCCGTCGTCAATCGCCCCGAAATCCGTAGTGTTGAGTTCGTCGAACAGCAGGCTGAGTTCGGCTTCCTGCGCCTGGGTAAACGGCAACTCCTGCCCGTTCACCAGTTCCTCTTCACTGCGGACCTTTTTGATATTCAGGTTATCCAGAACCGGTTTCAGGTCCGGCAAACTCAGGCTTAGTTTTTCCGCGCCGCCGCCGTTAACGGTAACGGTTCCGGGACCGTAGAGTATGTTTGTTAAATTCAGACTTCTTGAAGCCATAACAGCCTCCTAAATGGTTTTTTGTTCGTCATAAAACAGGACTGAAAAACGCAGCCGGCAGGCCATTACGGTATTGCCGCCGATCTTAAATTGCGGATATGCCCGGCTTAAAAGCAGTAATTCCTGTGAGAAGTAATCTTCTTTCAGCCGTTCGACAAACAGATTTACGCGCTCATCAATCGCCTGATAAACGGTCTTCCGGGCAGCCCTGGTATCGTCGGAGCAATCAGCCAGAATATAAACCTCTGTGATCCGGCGATAAGGTGAAGTTGGGTATTCATCCTGAGTAACAGGCTCATCCGTAATGCTGTCGGGATCAATCACAAAACAGGGATAGTCTTCCGAATCGTCAAACGGTTCGTCATGGACCGCTGCGAAAGCAGCATCTTCACCGACTTTCAGAGCCGCGGCAATCGCCAGTATATCGTCAATCCAGTCCTGAACATTCACAGCCGCTACTCCTTATAAAGTTTACTCACCTGAGCGCCAATCGACAATGTATCGCCTGCAGGCAGCGCAAGCGTAGCCCGAATTCGTCCATATTTAAATTTAGGCAAATCAGTTATCCTTTTTTCTCCGGTAGTTGTTTCTGCAGATGCAGCTGTAGAACTTGTTAAGGTGCCGAGCGCTCCATAATTTACCCAATATGTCTGATCATTTGACAGATCAAGTGTAAACGAAACATTTGTAGAATCAGTATTCGCTCCTTCGGTTGCCCAAATAATGAAATTAATTTCCTCAGGGTATTGATACTGTCTTCCTTTTGTACCTCTCTCCGAATATGTAAAATCAAAGACATCTGACGTATCGGAACCGGTAGTGATTAATCCGGTCGATGATACGGAACCGCTGTTCCATTTCACCACATTGTAATCCCACACCGCGCCAAATACAAGCAATAATGTAAATACCATTATTAACATGATGTTAAATAGTTTCTTCATTGGTCTATCCTCCTGAATTTAAGTTGCTAATTGCATTTTCAGCCGCTCGGCAACTGTCCGGGCGATCTGATTTTGATACTGTTTGAATACAAAACTGAAAAAAGGTTTTGGCTTGGTCCCAACTTTGGAAATCTTGCGCCGCACCAGAAAGGTAACTTTCGGAACATCCTTGCCGCGAATGCCTAATTTCCGGATCACCCAGCGCTTGATCGGTCTCACCGGCGGCCAGTGCGGGCGGGTTCCCTGATGCACAAAAATAGCATACTTAATATTCGTGCCGGTGATTCCCATAATCTTATAAGCCTCACGGCGAACTTCCGACGTAATGGAATTCCGCAGGTAACCGGTGACATTAATATTGTTTTTCTGGAAATACTCCACAACTTTTCTTTCGATAAGATACATCCCTTCCAGTATCGCACTTTCCGTGGCTGCCAGTATCCTGCTCATGTTTTCATCAAACGTATTGATATTGGATTTTACGGTCATGAGACAGTCTCCAATACGCTTTCTGTGGGATCACCGATTGCGATTATAGAAAAACCGCCACCCACATCCAGAATGTCATCCGCCTGAGAGTCCTCATCGGTATCCGGTTCCGGTAGATATTCCGCCAGAAGTTCCATCGCCATTTCCGCGAAGTGCGCGGAGATGTTTTTCAGTTCATTAAAATCAAGCAGGTCTTGCCGGTTATCTGCAAATCCGGTACTTCCTACTAAGCCGCCGACTTTCCCGGGCTTCAGGCCCAAAACCGGTATGGCATAATGCAGCGCCATATAGGCTTCAGCCAGCGAACAGCGTGTCTTGCGGTCCGTATCGGTTTCCGCCTCGATGGTCTCGTACAGCGTGTCGCCCAGTAGAGCGCGAACCCGACGCTCGGCGTTGATCAGATGCTTCACCAACTTCGCCGTGTCCAGATTGGCCGGTAGATTACCGGCCTGGATGATCTCGCTATTCGTGGTCAGACTCATAACTTATTTCTTCTCCGGCGCCGCTTCTTTCAGTTTCGCGATCTCTTTTTCAAGAGCCTCGATTTTTTTCTGCTGTTTGGAATTGATCTTCTGCAGGTCAGCGACTTTCTTTTCCAGCGCGGCCTTGGCAATCTCAAGAGCCTTTAACTCATTTACCGGCTTCTCCGGCTTTTTGTATTTTTCAAAATACGCCCGCAGCCGTTTCGGCAGCACATTGAGTTCTTCTTTGCCGATGATTTCGCCTTTCCGGATCACAGTTCCATCAAAACGGATTGAGCCTTTGCCAACTAAAACGAATTGTTTTTCTTCTGCCATGACATCCTCCCGGATTTTAAATTGCGTTTTAAGGTATTTAACACCTGTTTAAATTTGATTTTCTCATGCTTTCAAGTACCGGAAATAACGGCGCGTTGGATTTAGCCCTCAGCGCCGCTCTAATCGGGTTTTTTCAATTAAGCCGGCGAACCAAGCGCAACGGCGTCCGGTACAAGAATCGTATTATCGAATTCAGCGGTGATGGTCACTTCCACTTTCCGCTGCCGGTTGTAAACATCCCGGCCGATTTCCATATCTTGCCCGAAACCGGCAACCAGATTCTCTTTCAGGGTTAGCATAATATACTCATTGCCGTCATGGTTCATGCCGAAAACCGGAATTACGTCAATATCCAGATATTTATGATACTTTCTATTACCGGCTCCGCCGAACAGAACCAGATCGCCTCCGGCGGTCTGACGGGCGCCGATCTGACGGGCGTAACCGTCATTCACATTCGCGCTGACAAAGAATGCCAGTTCGTCGCGCTGATCGCGGTAATCGGAAGGCAGCGCATCCATCATGTCCGGAAAAACTTCACCGACATAATCCTCACTATTGATCACAACATCATGAACGTCCGCATCAGCCAGGGCTTTTGCCACAAACCCGTCACGACAACGCAGGGCTTTGTTTTTCCGCGTATCAGCCGCCAGCGAAGTATCGCCGCGGAACAGCGTCATAACAAGGTCCTTACCGTAACGCTTGGCGAAGATCTTATTCAGGTCCTCATTTAGGCTTGTGCCGCGAATGTTCTTGCGGAGGTATGAAAAAGTGAGGTCGAATGCCAGCAATACTTCAACCGGGGTTAATGTCTTTTTCGAAATGGTCGGGGTCACGACATCGGCGTCCGCCGGGGCTGTGCCTTCACTGGCCAGCACCATAGCCGGGTCACCCAGCGCCCAGGGGAATAGTTCCAGGGATTTGACAATGTCGGTTTCTACTCTGATTTCCTGCAGAACCCCTGTTGCCTCGATAGTCATATCGATGAATTCGCGCACCTGCTGCGGCGAAATCTGACCTTCCATAGATGTCGAAATTGCAGACTTGAACAATTCGACAATCTGCTCGTTGGTTAGTGTCTGGTTCATGATATTTCCTTTCAAAATTTTTTAGATTAAAGGAAGACTAAACTAAAGGAAGACCTTTTTTGTCTGTCTTCTCAATTTCATTCTCTTTCTCCTGAGCGCTGCCCGGAGTGGCTTTTTCAAGCTTCTCGATCCGTTCAATCACCTCTTTCAAGGTCGGTTCTGCGGATTCACCTTCGCCTTTCTTAACAGGCGCGGGCTGCGGTTCCGGTTCCGGATCGGCAGGCTTCAGGTTCTTTTTAATTTCCTCAATCGTATTGGCGACCGGTTTGATAGCGTCGTCAATCATCTTCTGAATTTCTTTGGTTTCCATGTCAGCCTCCTGACTTTTATTAGTGTTAACGCCCTCAGTGAAAGTCTGGAGGGCTTTCGACAATGTTTGTATCTGCTCAATTATCTCCGGGTTCATCACCGGCTTAATCTCCTTGGCAAGATCAACGGTCTGCAACTTTTCCCGGAACTGCTCAACCTGAAGGAAAATCTGCTCTTTGGCTTCGTCTTTGGTGATAGTCCCATACTGCATATTGTCCAGTACTTTCCAGATCGAATCCGTCAGGGCGTAATAGAGCGCCCAGAGCTGCTCCTTCGCATAATCGGAATTGAAATCTTTCTGTATCTTGGTCTTGAAAAAATTAACAAGATTTTCAAACGCCTTCATGACCGTCCCCTTTGAACTTTGAACTTTAAAATTTGAACTTTTCTCAACTACTTCCGCCGTCCCCGCCATACTTAGACCTTTGATTTCACCAGACTTGATCAGTGCCCAGGTCTCGGCGTTCTCAATCTTAATACCTACCGCCCAGGAACCGGTCGGCTCATCACCGAAAAGCGGGTCCCCGGATTTCGTAATCCAGGACTCCGCCACAAATCCCTCGTCCGCAACAAAGTCATGCTGCTGGTCCACATTGTTGGTGCGGCCGTTCTTCATAAATTTGTACGCCATTTTCTCAATGGCTTCCGCCGTGGCAAAATCACCATCTGTATCAACCTCGCCGGGCGAATAGACAATCCCGAAGACCATCTGCTTTTCGTCATCGGTCTTTAAAATTTTGAATGTTTTATTCAGGGTGAGTTCGCCGGGCTGTTTGGTGGCTTTCCAGATCACAACTTTTTGATTCGCCCCGGCTTTGACCAGACTGATAAAGGTGATATCGGCGTCTAATATTTCTCGTTTCGGTTCCATGACATAATGAAATTGCGGGAAATGTCAATAAAAAAAAAGATACATGACACAATATATAGTATTTAGGAATACAAAATATTGTAATATATAAAAAAAGCCCCGGCGAATCGGGGCTTTTTTATTACTTCTACAATAAATCGCTTGAAGTCGTAATCATGAATCACCGCGATCGGTTTATTGAAATCACAATCGATATATATATATTATAAACCTAACTGCTTTTTCAGTAATTCGGCTTCTTCTTTTATCTCTTTCAAATCTTTGTAAGTCTCTTTGCTTCGAGCCATTCCAGTTTCTACTTTTTTAATAAATTTATCTGCAATTAAAATCGATTGTTGCACATTAGTTTTGGTGCTTTTTTGCCGTTCGCTTTCTGTTTTGCTAACTTTATTATATAATCTATCAAATATGTCGTATTTTTTGTTACTTTTTGTTATTTCCATTCCTTTCCATAAAAGCCACATTAAAGCATCTTTTTCGCTATCTTTAAATTTTAATGTATTCATATCGCTCACTAATTTAAGTTATTAATTCAAAGTTTCTCAATCATATCTCTAACCATCTTTTTCAGTTCCGGATCATCCTGGATTGATTCAATAATGAACCGCCTAAAATCATGATCATAGACCACCGCCACCGGCTTACTGAAATCATTGTCGATATATATGATATGGATTATATACCCTTCAACTGTTTTCGCTGTAGTCTGATATAGCATCATTCTCTCTATTTCTACTTCTTTCCACCCAGTCAGGGATCGGGGATTTTTCACCGTTACTAATTTTTTCAAGCGACGTGAACCGCAACGAGCATTCACGATTAAGACATTGATATACTCGTATCACCCGTAAAACATCATCAACAACCTCCGACCTGCTATCCACGACGGTTAGTTTATTCATCTTACATGACGGACATTTCTTCATATTACCCCTCACTTACAATCGTTCTCGTCCGGCAGCGAAAATGGTAAGGCGGTAACTCCATCCCTGCCGGCAGGTCTTCCGTGGCGACGTCGGCCATCTTCTCCGCGCCGGCGGCTTCGGCAATCTGTTCCGGCGTCCGCCAGGGTGCGATCTCTTTCACTTCCTCCGGATCGGCGGCATTAATGATCGCGTCCCTCAGACCAACCGCCCGCTCAACTTCAAAGATCCGCCCGTTCATTTCGATACAAATCGGCGATGTCCGATCATCGATAACGGCCACGATCTCATAGCGTGTGATATTCGCCTTGACATATCCTTCAACCCGCCCCATCTCCCGGCTGCGGGTCACGACATGATTCGCAAAACCTTCCCAGTATTGCGAGCCGTATTTCTGTAATTTATCGGACAGTTCCTGTTCGAAAAGTTTCCCTGCTTCGGTCTTACTGAGCCCCTGCGCGATAATCTCATTGCCGATTTTCTGCACCGATTGATAGAGATTGTTGCCGTAGTTTTCGCCAACCCAGTAGATATTATGCTGATTTAATACCTTCAGCGCTTTTTTGTCAACCAAATTAAAAGACGCCGTGGCATTTAGAACCTGCTCCTGCCCGGTAGTATAGGATTTGAGGTGAAATTCATATAATGGAGCTCCAACTTTAGCAGCGTATTCCGCGCCGAGTTTTGCTTCCAGCGCCGTCTGAACCGCTTCAAGATCGTCGTGATTTATATTTGCCTGCCCGACCAAATTACGGATGGCATCCTCAATAGCCTCCTTACTCGAGGGTTCCCATTCCTGCAGGAGAGCGTCCTTCAGTTCCATTACATAGGAATCAAATTCATCGATTTTCAGAATGCCGACATCTTTCAGAAAAAGGTCTGCCTGGTCCTTCAGCACCGTCAACGGCCCGCAGCACTTCAGGTCATCGGTCTCCCAGTTGTAATTATGCAGATATTCAGCCATCGCTATTTATGCTCTTTGGATTTTTTCAATCAGCCCGGCGATCAGCCACAGCGGCGATGTTATTATGATAGAGGCAAAAAACCCGATCAGCATCAACGCCCAAATCGCCAGCCCGGCAAGCGTGCCGAGAAAAGAACCTTTGTAATAATATGCACAACCGTCACAGTTCTCCGGCGACCTGCCGGGGCATCTGTAACCGTCTTCCGGGCGTAATATACAGTTGGAATTCAACATAACGTAAGTCCTTTATTAAACATAATTTAAATAGGCTAACCCCAGATAAAGACCAATACCCGCGGCGTCCATTACAATATCCATAATGTCCGCGCCCCGAGGATCAAAAACAGATGATAACCATCCCGGCAACTCATATTTAAAACAGGAATACGCATAATCCAGAAACTCCCAGTAAATCCCGAACACAAGAACTATTAACCATGACTGAATAACGGTCATCAGAAAATAACAGCCCAGCAGATGTACGGCGCTCCAGGCGTCGATCCCGCGATTCAATTCGATTTTCTGTGGCATGATTTCCTCACTTTTCATTTACGCTTTTAATTATCAGCGAAACGCCCTTGATTTCGCCTCTGCGGCTGATTTTATAATCCCAGTCATCCACATATTCACCAGGCTTTAATTCCGTTTTAACTGCCTTTTTAAGGGCCTGTAACAGTTCCGATTTGTTCATATTTATAATTCTCATTTTTTCGCCTCTGCTTTCTCTGCGGCTTGAATCGCCTTCCGCAACTTGATTATCTCCGCAACTAAGTTAGATGCCCCGGCATTGATCTCCGGCACCATAACGCTGACCTTCTTACTCTTAATAATCTCCTGTTGTAACTGCATCAGTTCCCTGGCTTCTCCTGCCGTCAGAACGCCCGCCATTACCAGGCCCGGAATCGCGCTCCAGAATGAACGATCCTCTTTTGAGGTTGTAATATCAAATTCCCTGAATCTGATCCGGTATGGCCATTCCATCTTTTCCGGAATGGTGTTGAACATTTCTTCTATGTCTTCCTTCAGGGGAGCTACCACGGTCTCCTTGAACATTTTCAACTGCCCCTCTAATTCGCCGCCGCCGCCTAACTGCCCGGCGGCCATGATCCCCACCAGCCGCGGCGGTACGCCGTGAGCGCTGATCACCTCATCCCGCGCCTGCTCACGCAACACCGCATAACTCATGTCACGGCTTGGCCCGTCGCCCATCAGGTTTTTGGCATCGATTTTTACGTTCTCACCGTCGGGAACCGGAACAAACGCGGCTCTGCCGGCGTTCTTTGTGCCGGTATAATTATTTTCTATAAAATCTTTCAGATCCTGTTTCGCTTCTTCCCCCAGTTCCGCGCCGATCATAAAGAAGATCCATTTTAGCATCAGGTCATTTTCGAACATCCGAATATTAAATTCCGCCGCCGAACGGTCCAGCAGCGCCGCGATCATCGCCGGCAGCCACTCCGGCAGTCCGTAGTAATCCGAACGGGGATCGTAATTCCGGTAATGAATCATCTCGTTAATATCAGCACCTTTTTTATCCTCACCGAACTTCAAAAATTTCTGCTTCACGGCGCCGTTGATGATCTGATAATAGTATTTATTATCATAGCCGGCCCGCATGTTTTTCACCCGTGCATGATACAATTCCGCCGGATTCTGTACCTTATTCCGGACGATCTCCATAAATGTATTACCTGTCCCCAGATAGTCAATCACCTGTCTGACCGCCAATTTTGAAAAACGGTAATCGGAATTCGGTTTTTTCAACAGGTCACGGAAAGCCCTATATCTTTCATCCTGAGGCTCTTTGTCCTTTTCAATCGGCTTTTCATCTTCGCCGATAATATCATAGCCCAGTCCCACGGCGGTGGCAGTCTTCAGACGGATCGCCCGCTGATGCCAGGTATTGATTTCAAAGAAGTACATCAGATCCTCAAAATTGAACCGGGGGTTAACATACTCCTTGCGACCGGCTGCCTTTTCGACTGTCTGCTTCGACATTTTTTGTATCCGTTTACTCACCGGCAAATCGCCGTCGGATTTAAATACCTCAACTTTATCTATTTTTTTAGCCATGATTTACCTCGCTTTAATACACCTCTACAGATTTAATCGTCCTCATCACAGTCTTTTTATATAGGCTGATTGCACCCTCCAGCGCATCGGGGCCGTCGTTGCCGTCCGGCCATTTGCCGCCCGGATCGGAAGGCGTGTCCAGCAGTTGCTGTACCAGTAAGTCCTGATCGGAATGCCCTTTCCGAAACCTGATCCGCCCTTTCTCCACATCAGCGCTCATGGAAACAATCCGCGCCCATTTATTATCGCCGGATCCGTGATGTACGTTTCGGAACGACATCAGGTAGCCCTTAGTCTGAGCCACCAGTTTAAATGCGTCCTCCATGAATTCGCCCACGGCGTTCGCTTCGCCGCCGATAACCGCCGGGGGAAACTCTTCATAAATATCGTATATCTTCAGCCCGAACCGGAAAACCGTTGACCGCTTAATCCATGCATTGCGAACATAGATAATATTGTTTTTCACATCGATCCCGATTGTAATAATCGCCTTACGGGATTTACCTTTAGTTTTGAAAGACGGATCAAAATATGTGAAGGTCAACAGCTGCTTGCCGTCGATCTCATCATTTTTGTAATATCTAATCCAATCCGGTTGAAAGGGGCTGTCGTCGCTCAGGATTTTCAGCAGCATTTCCTGATCAAATTCCCGGCTGCCCATATCATCCCGCAGTTTCCAGATATCATCCCATGAATAGGCTTCCCGCCAAGTGCGTTTTTTTAAGCCTAATTTCGTAATCCTATAAATCGGGATCGATAGAAATACCAATTTGCCTTTTTTAGCGCGCTTGCGCAACTCCTCCAATACCGTGCGCTTGCCTAACGGCGTTCCTGAATAGAGAATCTGATACCCTTTTTTTGCCATCGCCGGACGCAATACCCGGAAGATGATCCGGATACCGTCTTCCACAATCGCCGGGTTTTTGACATTCTTATCGTTTTCAAAATCATCCATCAACGCCAGGTCGTAACGGTGACGAATATATTTGCCGCCGCGGATTTTCGACATCCTGCCATAACAACGGAACATCGTGCCGCCGGTGGTCACAAACTCATCAATCGCCCAGAGCTGCGACTCCTGCAACCCGAAATCCTCAAGGATCGCCGGATTGCTCTCCAACTCGGTTTTAATCGTCAGCGAGAATGTCAGCGCCGCCTGGTCTTCCGTGTCGCTGATCAGGGCGACGAAATGCACCCGCTTATTGAGCGCCTGCCAGATCGCGTATGCCATATCAATCGTGGACTTACCCCAGCCGCGGAACGCTTCTTTCGCGATTATCATATTAGGATTGTCGGTCAGTATCTGAAAGTAATTCCGATGGCCTTTGGAAAAAGGCTCATCGAAATGATGTGACAAATAGGTCTTGAGAAAAAACTCGAACCCCGCTGCGCTGAATTCCGCCTGCTTTTCAAGCCGTTCCTGCCGATTGCCGGACAGCGGCTCCTGATTGCTCAGAATCTTTTGCAGCAGTTCCTGCGCCCGAATATCATATTGCCGAAGGGTGGTTTTATTAATCATCTTTTCCGGTGATCGCCTCCATGAAAGTTACCTTCTCTGAATTTCGGTCTCGTTAGAATAAACGGTATATCCAATTCATCACATTGCTGTTTAATATTGCTGTACCACTTAATTATATACTTTTTAAACGGCATTACCTCCGGACCCGCATATACCCGGTCAATGCCTCTCAGGTCAATGTATTCATCGCCGATGTCCTCTAACAACGGCTCGAAAAATACACAGCGTTTTGCCTGCACCTGGTTCAATATTGCCAGGCGATCCAAATATTTACGCCGCTCAATGCTGACGCCCAGAATTATATTCGGCGCATCCAGTAAAGTATCACCGAAATACTGATCTACAAAAGCCGCCATGCGGTGCGGACGCTTCGTGCAGATTATAAATGTATGTCTTTCATTTTCAATCATTTGATAAAATTTCCAAACGAGAAAATCAAAAGGCGCTTTCTCATGGAAAGTGTCGCTGAGATTATTTACCATCACAACTCTTGAATTTAAACCTGCTCGCAATTCCTCATCATCGTGAACTGTAAATTCAAAACCTGTATTGTATTTTGATTTTGTATTTTTCGTTTTCGAAAGCAAATTGCAGATTTTTTTCCGGGCTACACAGTTCTTACATGCGTCGCTCACCGGATCGCAGCCAGTGAAGAAATTCCATGTCTTATCGTAATAGTCGTTTTTATACGCGCTCACAATGACAACTCCATCTGCATATCCTTATAAAATTTCTCCGGAATTAGATGTTTTAAACTATTTAACCTTTTGTTAATACTGATAATACGACTCTTTAAACTTTCCGCATATTTCAGTGCCTCTTCCGGTTTGACCGGTATAAAAAAGCCGTTGCTGTTACTGCAAATTACCTGATTCTCTTCCTCAATAATTGCCTTCACGATCATCCGCACCTGGACTTCATTGAGCCCCAGTCTTTGCGCAATTGCCGGCGCCTTGATTTCATTGCCTTCGCCCTGATGTGGCGCAATCTGCCTCCAGACCGCCCGGCGTAATTCAATACTCCCTATGATCGCCCCTTTGCTCATTTTATCCCATGCCGTTCAATGCGCCGTTTCAATGTGTAGTATTCCTGCTCCTCTTCCGGTGGACGGATTTTCTTTTGTTCTAATTCCGCCAGGCGTTTCTCCGCATCAATCTGCCATTGTTCCTTGATTTTCTTCCCAATTTCAATACCTTTACCGATATGGCAGTGCAATTCTTCCTCTTTACGCTTCTGCCATTCGGCATTCATCTTATCGAAATACAGCATACCCCACCGACCGGTCTTTTTGCCTTTGTCGGCGGTTAGAAAATAGTTCAGCGTCCGGATTTTCGGATTCTCACAGCAGGCTTTCCGGATATCATCAATTATAGCCTTCATGCCCAGGGCGTTGATATAATATGCAATCTTCTTTTCCTGTTCCTGTGTAATCTTTTCCCGGTACGTATCCGGATAATTCTTCGCCTGTATAAATACCTGTAAAACCCGGTTCACGGCATTGCGGTATTTTCTCAACAACACATACCCGTCCTCGTTCCAGCGGGACTGCGCATAGGCCCGCACCGCACCCCACTCGCCCCGCTTAATGGATTTCAGGAAGTGAACCGGCACCCCATAGTATTTTGCGTCTGCTTCAATCCTGTCGTTCCTGTCGTTTAACATGCCTTTTCGCCTTCTTACATAGTTTTTTATACTGTTTGCGGGTAATACCGAGATCACGGCAAATTTTATTTTCATACTGCCGCTTAGGGTTCGCCGGATTCTTAATAACCTTTACTCTCATCGCTAATTATTCTTCCTGCTGCTGTATTCCGCCCGGGCGTACTCCAGAAAGCCGGGTAGAGTTTTCTGAAACATCTCAAAGGCGTCGGGATCATTAGCCCGTAGATAATGCGCGTAGTCTTCCATTATCTCCAAAACGAGCCCCAGTTTGTCGCCGGACGGATCCATACGCTCCAGAGTCTTAACCACTTTTGTAATCTTATCCACGGACTTCGGATCAAGCGTCTGTAGTTTCTGAACGTCCTCATCGAGCATCTTCCGCAGTTTTGCATAGATGCCGATCGCCGACGTGTGATATTTTTCTCTTAATTCATTCCAATTGTATTTACTGATCCAGCGATCCAGAGTACGGCGGGAGATGCCCGACCGCTCCGCGATCTCATTTCGGTTCTTTACTCCCTCAATCACGTATAATTTATACGCTGCCGGGTAGGCGGTCACCGCCGCCTTAGTCCTGTATTCTCTGCGTTTTCTGGTTTTCAGTTCCATGACTTGCCTCATACTTCTGTAATCGCAGCATGCCGCTGATTAGCGCATGCGCTTCCTTAACCGCTAAATCTTTCCAGTGCTTGCCGGTAGTCCGCTTGCTGAATCCGATCAATCGTTTCGGATTGTCCAACCAGCCTAATTCCGCCTCTAAGTGCTTGATTTTATAGTACTGTTTATCGGTCATTAAATAGCCTTTTTCATGCCCTTTAACACGGCTTAAATGCGTCTTTTTACCAAATCCCAGCCGGGTAAACATTTCCATGACCCGATAGAAATCAATATCCGTAAAACGCGGATCAGCGGAACTGCTTTTTCCGGTGATGTCTAAAAGCATCTGCCGGTAATAAGCGTCTTTTCTAACCTGATCGCCGGGTATGACCTGATTCTTAGCAATGTGCAAAACCGCTTTTTTGTTTCTGTCAATCATATCATTCCTCGATTTTTTCCAGCAATGAGACGCTCGTATGCTCCACGCAAACCACGTTAGCATACTTTCCCAGCGTCCGCATCAGACGAAACACGTGTCCGTCTTTGTCGCCCTTGAATTTTACCAGGTCACCCGCTTTAACCGGGGTGGAGCCCCCGGCCTGCTTCTCAACAAAACCGGGGGTTTCTGGGCTCATAACATCTTCTTCATGTTTAATTATATCATCAAGTGTAATATTAACCATGTCTTAACTACCCTCTATTTTACATTTTACATTCTTAGTAGCGGAGGCGGGACTCGAACCCGCGACCTGTTGGGTATGGGCCAACCGAGCTGCCACTGCTCTACTCCGCAATTCTTTCATCACATGCTCGAAAAGTTTAGATTAATCGTTTTCCACTGCCCGGTCTGTTTGTCCCGAACCCGGATATTTACATATTCGCGGGTCCCGACCGTCTCCTGCGCCATACTCATCAACTCCTTAAACTTCGGCCAGGCCGGATGCTTGATCTTCAACTCCATCATCCGGTTCATCGCCATCATATCCACGCGACCCTTTTTCTCCAAATTGATCGCCTGACTGAACATCACATACAACTGCTGTCCGGCTTCGCCGCCCAGATCTTTCGTGATCCCTCTCAGGACTTCCTCAGCCTCAAACCGAATATCGTTCAGGTCCTTTATTTCATGCTTCGAGATTTCGATCTGTTTGTCGCGCGTAATGTTCGTCAAAATCAATCCGCCCTTTTTGCCCTTTGCCTCCACGTCCAGGCGTTTGGCTTTAAGCGCCTTATAGGCGTTTACCCGCTTGATCAATTTCTCCATCGCCCGCTTCATCTGGCGTTCCAATATCTTGATATCCCGGTGTGTAACTTCAACAATATCATGTTTTTTCAACTTTAACGGATCGACCATAGAGCGGGGAATCTCATTCCCCTTATCGTCGATCACTGTTTTTGCATCCATAACAACCTCCCGTTATTTATTTTAATCCTATGCCTATCTTAATGCCTATCTGGATTCGCTCTTCAACCGACAGACGTGCCAGACCGGGCTCCGATGCGTTCTCAAATATATTCGTAAGTTGCCGCAATTCTCCCCGGCTGTTCACAAAATCCAGCAGGTACTTTGCCATCTTTTTGTTAATCTCAAGATTATATCGTCTTGCGATTAGAAAAACATCATCAATCGTCGGGCGTCCGATCCGGCGCTTCAGTGAAATACGGCTGTAGATATAATCATAATTCTCTTTCCTGCTCCGGCCACGTGTCAAAATCTCTTCCAGAATCGGCAACCCCAGAATAGCCAGGCCGCACCAGCGGGAATCCCAGATCGTCCGGATTATATCAATCGGCTTGAAATTCAGTTCATCCGCCTGATCAATTATGATCAACTGCGGCTGAACTCTCAGCCGGGAAATAATAACATTCAGTTTGTCGTTCAGAGAACCCCGTAACATGGACACATTTGCGCCTACCGCCTTGCCGATATTGAAAAGCAGGGAATGACTATTCTCTGTGCCGTTAGCCTCGTAATAAGCTACATTCTCATTTGTCTGCGCATAATACCGCGACGTCTCTGTCTTGCCACAGCCGGCATTCGCCATAATCAGGGCGAAGCGCCGTTTCTCATGTGCCATTTTCAAGACCATCTGAATCGCCGTGAACGCCGTCGTCTTCTCCAACGACTGCCGCTGTTCTCGTTCCTGATACCACTGTATCAGTTGATTCTGCCGCGACTCAACGTCGCCCGTGTACTTTCCGTTCAAAATCAACGAGATGATCGCCCGGTTAACGCCTGTTTCCCTCGAGATTTGCCCCTGGGAAATCTGCTCATTCGCCACCATCTCTTTGATTTTTTGAATTTCAATTGGAAGCCCCATACATCCTCCTTCTCCTTATGATTCAATCATCTGTTTTTCTAACATCTTCCAGACTTCTTCCTGAGTTATATCATCAATCGGAAGCGTTTCATCAAGTTCTTTTTTAATAAGACCTTCTTCTTTTTTTTGCCTTCCGGGATGTTCCGATTTGATGTATTTTATCTCACCATTCTTTGCAACGATTTCATCATAACGCTCTACGACCTGTTTGATCCATTCACGCTGCTTAGCTATTTCTTCGCTAATGATCTCGTTTTTAGCATTAAATGGAACAAACTTAGATACTGTTGCGTCGCAAATATATTCATATTCTTTAAGAATAATCGCTTTATTTATATTATCAGGCGATACGGCTATTCTAATATTTTCGCCGATAATGTGATTTAATTTGGGATGTCTGTAAATCCTGTTATTGTAATGAACACCATCCCTTTGTACAACCCGACTTTCCCACGGAAGCAATAACATCTCAAGCGCATGTTTGTCAATAGTTTTCGGACGGTAGCCGTGCTGATATGCCTCTGTCCATACCTGAAGCGGAGAACGTCTATACATTCCGGTGCCTTTATGTTCAGACATATTATATTTATTTATTACTTCAGCAACTACCTTATAGAACTCGCTGAAAGTAAGCAATTCTCCGTTATCTTTTGCTTTATTTAGTCGATCTTTATCTGCTTCCGTCATAGCGCCGACAATATTTCCCGTATAACCAGGAACACCTTTGTTGAGTATTCGCTGATCCAGCGTCTCGAACCAACGCTCGATTGGCTTAGCCTGCGGATTGCGAACAATCGCCTGGCGAGGTTCAATTCCCAATTCTGTAATGATGCCTTCTATCTCATCACTATTATATCGACGTAATATCTTCCGTAATTTCTGATTCGAATCGTCAATTATCTGTGTGCCGAATTCTTTTACACCCTGCATATATTTCGATAATTCAGGACGACCCCAGTCCGTGTATATCATCTTAGGAATACCATATACCGGACTATCACTCGTCGGGATAATACCACGTATCAGCGCGCTCGCTACGGTTTGTGAATTATAATGCTTCGTTATATCAAAGCCAACCAAATACCGGCTCTTAATATCCATCCAGGCAAAACCTTCCGGTCTGAATATCTGCTTTGTAACATTATCGATAACCCAATGATTGAATCGATGTTGATCACCAACCCATACATCATTCACCTGAAGATCATTGTAATCGCGCAATATAGGAGGCGCCATTTTGTTTTTAAGCGCCCAAATGCCTTCATCCCTATACATCCTGAGTGCTGCTTTTTTATCATAACTCTGTATCAATCTCTGAGTGCTGCGACAGGAACCGACCTTATAACCCAATGGCTCACAATGAGCCTTCGTCTTTTCCCATGCAGATTTTATTGTACTGTGAGGTGTACTGAAATATGTTTTTAGTAAAACATCAATAGCATATTCATCATATACTCTAAACTTCCCTTTGTCATTGCGTTCATGATGAGCATAATGATCTACGACAGGTCCAACCGTTTTATATTTACTCAGGTCGCCCTGGATCGTCCGAACGCTTAACCCGCTGTAATCGCTAAGATATTTATACCATTCTCTTTTTTTATTACGAAACTTAAAAGGTAAATAAGCAGCCATCCTGGCAATATTCAGACGTTTAATTGCCTGTTCTCTTTTGTGACTATTGCATGGTAATAGGAGTTTTGAATTTGGTAAATAGATTAACTCTTTATCGCCGTCCGGATCTTTGGTAATCAACTTAAAATACTTTATCATTCCCTCTGGCGATAACTCCTGAATAGGTATCCGGTATATTACACCACCGCGCCCGGTATTGGACCGCTCCGCGATTGCGAATATCTTTTCGTCTTTGATTTTTTGCTGTACTGTTCTTTCAGAAATTCCTGTCAGATCAGCATATTCTTTTGTCGTTAAATATCCGAATCGCTGTGGCATTATTTCAGTTTCGCTTTTAGTTCTTTTTCTTTACGATCCAGATCTTCTCGGCTCTTCTGAATGCGCGCCAGTTCCGCATAGACCATCTCCTCCCGATTCAGGACGCCGACTCCCAGATACTTCGCCATCAACTGGAGTGGCTTGATCGAACCGGTCTCAAGACAAAAGGCCATAATAAAATCGTTGTGCGGGTGATAATCTTCCTTGCCGACCGATAAGTAATTTGAAAACATCGACTCTGTAATTTCCCGCTGCAGCCGGTGACTGATCCGACCGGCTAACGTATATCTGGACTCCGTGACGCTGTCCCTGGTATAATCCCGGGTCACGCAATTGAGACATTCTTTCATCTCAACCTGATAATCAGCAATGCTTACCTGACTGCCAAAAAGCGACTGCTGATTAATGTCATGACTTTTTGATCTCCTTGACATAACTTATGTCCTATGTTTTTTTTGTTTTGATATTGATAAAAAAGCGGGGGCTTTGTATAATTAATATAGAAAGCCCGCCGGTCCGATACAGTAAGCAATGACAGTCACTTAAGGCGGGTATACCGGGGACGGCGGGCTTAAAAATCTTTTTCTTGGTTGAACAGACTGTCATTTGTAACAAATATAACTAACAGAGGTTATTTTGTCAAGAAAAAATTCACAAATGAAAGATATTTTTGAGATAATCGACGAGATTAAAATCCATCACCAACTAACAAATGACAAAGATGTTGCTGATCTACTGGGTACAAATACAAGTAATTTAGCCAATTGGAAACGACGAGGAACTGTCCCTTATTTTGAATTAATTCGATATTGTGTTAATAACCAGGTCGATATAAAATCACTGATTTGTAAAGATTATTCATTAAAAGATAACGATACGAGTATTGTATCTGAATCAACTCCTGATTATAAAAGTGCTTCAAAGAGAATCGAAATTATAAACAAAATATTAAAAGAACATCCAGAATTGGAAGAACATATCTTTTATTATCTCAAATCATTATTAACAAAACCTAATAAGTATTAATGTACGCGCGCGCGTACGAGAAATCGAGGAGAATTTATGTATATATTTATATGGATTTTATTTGGATTAGCCGCAATGATGATCGCAACCAGTAAAGGCTCAAAGGGTGGTACATGGTTTCTTTTAGGTATATTATTCGGACCATTTGCTTTAATAGCATCATTAATGATCACTGGAATAGAGTGTCCGTATTGCAAAAAGAAAATTCACAAAGATGCCTTAATATGCCCTTATTGTAAAAAAGAATTTAATACAGATAAAGAAAACGATCAGACAATTGAATTTATCAATAAAATTCAAGGTGGAAAATAATGATAAAATTTAGTTGCTTAGTCGTTTTCCGGTCTCGACGAAACAATATTTATTTTTACTTGCTTAGTAAAGCGCTACTAACGCATTAATATATTAGTTAAAATTATTGCGTTAGTATTTTTTCTTCTCGACGAGGCATAAAATAAAATCATTGCGTTAGTAAAGCACTACTAAGGCATAATTTCCGCCTCATTTTGTCATATCATTTAAACAGTGTTGTTTAAATATTTACCGACGGGCAGCGCAATTATTAACGATCATTTAAACACTTTTTAAACAATATTTACAGCTGTGAGAAAAATGTAATTTAATGTGGCGCAAAACCCCGAATATCGCAATTTTCGGCGCCAAAATATTTTACATCACAAGCGCCAAATTACATCATAAATATTTGCAATATCACACAGTTACAGCATTCCACAAAGAATGTCATTTATTCTGTCGCCCTATA